GCTGCACCATCAGCTTTTGACCTCCATGCTGACATCGGGGAGACCCTCGAGGATGACCGAGACCTTCTCCCGGCCGATCCTGATGGCCGACAACTCCCCGTTGAGGATGCTCACCCGAACAACTGGTTCCGGCTCATCAAAACTCAAGACAATCTCGTTGCCGTCCTGATACATGACGCACGAGATCTGCCTGTCGGCCTCGAGCGTGGTCCGGCTGTTGATCTCGTGCCCGTCACCGAAGAGGTTGAATAGCTTCTCAATGTCCTCGGCCACGTTCTCGAGCGGGTCAAGACGCAGGCCCTTGGGTTCATTCACAGTTACACTCCTTGCATGGGCACGGACCCAGTCCATCACCGGACCTGCCCGTGCCGTTGCACACCTCACAAAAATTGTCGTCGGCTGCGTCACCGATTGACGCGGAGATGGCCACCGCCGTCCTCGCCCGATGAACCTCATACTGGTCGAGCCCCCCGCCGCAACCGGCCAGAAGCAGCAACGCCAGCAGCGGGGCAATACGGCCCCCGACACTGGAATCAGGCCGTTTCAGGTCCAGCCGCCGGATTTCGGCCGCCGTATTTGCCCTGTGAGGGCTTCGGATGTGTCCACGCGGGGTATGTGTCATGGCAAATTCAGATGATTCTCAGGTCCAGTGACCGGGCTGGCCAGCCCTCGTAGTTGCCGAACGCCCAGGAATCCTCTTCGGAAAGGATACTGTCTTCCAGCACCTCGGCGTCCACCCAGAAGGACCCGCGGGGCTGGTCATGTCGTGTTGGCCCGGTCACCCAGTTGGTGCCCCAGGAATTCATGACGAGCACACCCGGCCGTTTGAACTCGTCGTCCATCCCGATCACCGCCATCTGGTGTGGCCACTCACCGTCAGGTTTGAGGAACCCGTCCTCATCACGGTGGTGGCGGAAGCCCTGCATACTCGCAATGGTCACGGCATACCCATTAGCCAGTGCGTCACGCACGTCACTGTATGTCGTGACCAGACTGATCTCCCGGATGAGGTGTTCTCGGGCCGTCGGCTCAAGCTCATCGGGCAGGCCGTCAACGCCCCACTCGCGAGCCAACTCTCCGCTGTAGCTGGAGAGGTTGTGCTGGCCGTACCGCTCACGCACCAGCGTGCCGTACTCCTTGACCGCCTGGGCACCCCATGCGCCGTAGCTGCCATCCTCCTGGCCCAGCTCACCCCTGCCAACCTCAACTCTTGAGAGACCGTATATGGCTTCTGAGGCCGTCTCAGCACGCCATGTCTCGTCGCCGTCACCGGACGTGATCTCGACAGCTTTGACCACGTCCACCACGGTGGCTGCACCCTGCGATACGCAGTCACCAATAGCCTGTGTGCGAACGGGGAACTCGCCAACCAGTTTCTCGACGTGTCTCCACAACAGGGCCGTCTTCCCCTCGCCGGTGCCCCTGATGGCCGAAGCGGCTGGACCCATAAGAGGATGCCTCAACTGAGAAAGCACGGAGTCCACCGCCCTGGGATTTGGACGCCAGCCGAATAGCTTAAGTTCCGGCATCTTTCACGCCCCCGGCCAGAGAACGGAACAGGTCAACCAGCTCGGGTGCCCTCGGGGCAAGGGGCTGCGGGTCCGAGAACCCGCGAGACTTCAGCTCAGACTCCACCAGGTCCGTGAGACTGGGCAGTGTCTCACGCTCCCACCCTGAGATGGTCAGTGCCCGGCTCCACATCTCCAGTAGCTGGGGCGTGTTGTCACATCCGGGATGGCCCGCATCCAGGTAGTCGGCCAGCCCCTGGAACAGGCCGTAGACCTTTGACCTCTCGGCCACCGTTGCCCCGCCAACCGCTTCGGCAGCACGAGAGCGTATGTTACGAGTTGCCTCAACTGCCGGGGCTTGCGGGAGGCGAACCGCTACCAGCCAGCAGGAGGCAACCGTGTTGGCAAGGACCATCAGCCACAGGGCCGTGTCCCTGGTGCTAAGCCGGATCCGGGGAGCCATTTGTTACCCACTTGCGAAATGCGTTGACAACCACGGCCAGCCCGGCGGTGACCAGCGGGGTCAGCATGCCGAACTCAACATCACCGGCCCACTCGCTGAGGTAAGTCAGGGCTGCACCGCCGGCTGCCACAAGCAGGCCCTTGCCCAGCTTGATCAGGTCAACAGTGTTGAGACTGAAACTCTTGGCACCGGCACAGCGGCAGCCCGTGGGACACTTATTCATTTTCTTTTACTTTCTTTACATGAAGTCTGAACGGATATTTTTTCATGTCGGCCTTGCCGCCCTTCGCCCCACCGGGCGGGTCGCCTATCTGCAATTTTCGCAGCTCGGCCTCGGTTGGCAACTTAACCTTCAGGTCTATTGCCCAGCTGACTCCCACCCTCTTGGCCCACGTCCGCATGCGTCTGACCGGGACGTACAGGCTGAACCCCTCGCCGGCACCACGAACGAGCATGCCCACGTATTGCCCGCTGGCGGCGCGGTAGATCCCGCCACCCGAACTGCCGGGAAATGACGTGGCGTCGGTCTGGTCGTAAACCTTTTTTGCCAGAAGTCTGCCATGCTGGCTCACGATTCCTGCCGTCATGGAATTACTTCCTACTTGGCCGAGTAGGCTTCCCACGTGCAGGAGGGGTGTGCCCAGGGGCGGCAGTGCGTCACCTTCAAACACCACGCTCTTAGTAATGAACCCCTTCTTCCGCACACGCAGGATGGCGAGGTCATCACCGTAGTCCGCACCGGAGTACTTGAGGACCTCGGCATCAATCATGAGGTGGCCCACCGTCCGGCCGTTCTCGACCAGGGTCTTGACCACCTGGGCATCACGGAAGCTGATCACGCTACGCATGGTCCCAGTCTTCGGGTCGGGCACCATTCGCGTCATTTGCAAACCGTCAACCACATGGCCTGCGGTCCAGATGAAGCACTGTCCGTCGCGTGTAAACGCAACTCCTGAACCCTCGGAGCGGCCAGCTTTGACCGTCACGGAGATTGTCTGGAGGTGGCTCGCGATGTCCTTACCGGCCGCGTTGAGGTCAGCCAGAAACAGGCTGGCGACCATAAGGGCCGCACCGAAACTCCTTCGCAACATCCTGGAATCCTTTCCTTAAATCATGCTGGATGCGAGTCCGCCGATCAACGCGCCGAGAGCGGCGGCTGAACCGGCGAAATACATCACGCGTTTTTCGAGTGCTTGCAGTCTCCGCTCGTGGTCTCTGATTGTCCCGAGAAGGTGGTCGTTGAGGTTGTTTTGGCTCGCCCACCGCTCTTCGCCGCGTCCATGTTGCTCAGCCTGGGCCAGCTCCAGTCCCCGGATCCTCTCCTCCGCTTGTGTCATTTTTTACTACCTCGGTGTGGAACAGCCTGACCCGGTCCACACCGGGGCCAACTGGAATCTCGGAAAGATAGCAATGCTCGAATATCCCGGTGTCAATAACCTCCATAAGGTAGCGGTGTTTTGTGCCCTGGTTGCGAGGCTCAACGTGACCGTCAAGCGGCCCGGCAATCCACTCGCAAACAACAAGAGTTGACACATCTGACCACCAATAAAAGCAGGCGGCAGGGGAATATCCCCGCCGCCTCCACGGCTGTTACCATTATAACTCGCCGTGGTGCAGGTCATCCATATCATTCGTGGCATCCAGGATCTCGGCACCGCCCCAGCAGTCTGGCCACACGATATGGATCTTTGCCCTACGCCCACGCCCCTGGCTGAACTCAGCACGCACCGACACGTCGCCGTCGGGGGTCTCGAGCGTGATCACCCGACCCGGCCGCAGGTCCATCCAGCGGTCGGCCATCAGGCGTTCTCGGCCATGGTAAGGTAGACGTTTGTTGCCACCGCCGGCAGATCCTCAAACGGGACAATGACGTACCAACGTCCGTTGTTCCAGCGGTGAGCCACCACCGGCACCCGGTTGCCGCAGTCCTCCTCAGCCTGGGCAATGGCCTTGCGAAGCTGGAGCCGCTCGGTTCGCTTGACCTCAAAGTGGATGCCTGTCAGCGAGTGAACAACGTCGGGCGATTCAGGACCGCCGGCATGCTGCACGCCTCGGCGTGCCTCCACACCGGGAAGGACCCTCTCCAGCTCGTGGGCAAACTCCCTTTCGCCCGCCGCGCCCTTGGCTCGTGAGTTAACCACTCAGTCCCTCCTGACCTGACCCCGAAGACGGTGCGCCTCAGCACTGGATGTGTCTAACTGAAACTGCAAGGCAGATACAGCATGCTCGAGTCGCTGGATCTCGGCCCTGGCACGCTGCAAGAGCCGACGATCCACGACAATGGTGCGGTTGTGGTCAATTTCGCAGCTCAGGTCGTCGACCAGCTTGTTCATATAACACCCTGAATCTCGAGAATGCCACATCCGCGTTGGTCATGTCGCACAGACGGGACCACCCCATCTCACGCGCCGCAGTCTCGACCTCATCGGGCAAACTGGCCATGGCCTCGCGGATTCCCTTTATACCATGGATCCGAACCGCTGACCTGACCATCTCAAACGCAGCATCCGCTGGCAGGGCTGGGCCGGTCGGCCACCATTCCTCCCGGTCGTCTGCCCATCTTTCCTGGTTGAACCACGTCGCGGGGTAGGGCGTGAACTCCCGTTCCTGCCCCTCGCGAGCGCGGGCATACTCGCGAACAGCCTCCAGCAGCTCCTCAAACGGCACCAGCTTGAGTGCCTTGACGATTGCCTTCAGGGCTGCACCCCGTCCCACTTTGCGTGGGTACGCCTCGTAAATTGCCCGACACTGATCAGGTAAGCTCAAAACGGCACCTCGTCATCTGGGATCTCATCAGTGTCCGGTTCCGTTTTAGTCTTAGCCTTTTTCTTGGGCTTGGGCTTGGACTTGTTGCCCATCAGCCGGTCCAGTTTCACGGCAATCTCAGAGTCGGGCGACGGCCCATTCCCGGACGGTGACGACAGCCTCGGAAAACTGAAGTTGTCAAACACCCGGTCACCGGACTGCTCGGGTTGGTTGTACAACGTCACTTCGTTGCCGGTGAAGTCGGTGAACCCGTCCGTCGCAGGATCCAGGTCCACAAACCTCTCGCCATCCCAGCCCAGCTCAACTAGCTGGCGGCCCGTGATGTCCACGCTCTTGGCAGTCAGCCAGAGCTTGACCGTCCGGGGCCAGTTCTCGCACGGGATCAGTTGGTCCGGATCATCCGGGTTGACCCGGCCCTGTGGCACGATAGTCAGACCGAAATACTCGGTCTGCTTCTCGTTGTCGAGTTTGAAAAACCCCTGCCCGGTAATGCGGCAGCGGTAAGTGCCTTTGGGATACGCCATCACTTGCCTCCCTTCATCGCATCAAGAAGATTTGCCCACGCCTCTTCGCCGCTGTCGCCCATCTCGACGACCTCGGGCATATGGTATCGGTTCTTGCAGTCCACGGCCGGTGACGCCGCCGTGTGAAGGATTCGGGTCTTGCCACCCTTGCCCTTGGGCCGGTTGCCGGACTCGTCAACCTGCGTGTAGTAGTCAGCCATCAGAACCGCGTCGGCTGAACGGTGCAGGAGGTCCCACGTCTTCGCGTGAAGCGCGGGCACGAACCGGTCATAGTCCTCGCCCATCGGATTTTTGTAGGGCCGGACCTGGGTATGCTCGAGCATCACGACCGACATTTTCCGCTCATCGCGGAGGCGGTCAACGGCCTTGAGGAAGCCACCGCGGAAGTCAGCCAGACTGGCCTCAAACCCTCTGGCATAAGCCAGGAATCCACGTTCCCACTCCCCGTTGTAGTCACGGGCACACACATGCTCGTGCATCATCCGTTCTGCACAACTCACCGTGTCAATCGCTAGACACTTGTAGTCGTGTTCCCCGGTTGCCAGCTCGTCGAGCATGGCCAGAAGCTCGGTCCAGTTGGCCGGGCACGGGAACACTGCCGCGTCCTCGGGCACAGCCCCGGTGGACTTGAGTGCCCCGATGCTCTGTTCCTGGGTGAACTGTATACAGACCACTCCGGGAATGTTGAGTGCCAGTGAGGTTTTACCAACCCCTGGTTTGCCCATGATCACCAGCAGGGCCGGCCGTTTGGCGACCTTCTTGGTGATCTGCGACAGCCAACTCTGAGGTGCCGACCTCGACGACCGGCTGCTCTGCGTTGTTGCCATGATTCTCTCCACTAATTGCCGCCCACCAGGCATCCATTGCCGAGTGCCACAGCGATCCAAAATAGAGTGCTTCCGTGCGCTCCTCTTCTACTCGTTCTATTCCCATCTCGTATTGGTAGTAGTGCTTTGCCTCGCACTGGAGGAAGCACTTCATGCGACTGTTGGTCACCACGTCGCGACCGTCAGGCACCTCGCCGTCCAACTCGACATGCACGTCCTGTTTGACCTGCCAGCGGTGAGAGTCCGGCCGGTCGTGACCGGAACAGATTCCCAAAAACTGGCAGGGTCTGCCGTAGTGCATGCACGCGCCAGGGTTTCGGAGCTTGCCGTCAGTTTTCTTTGATCGTTGAATCCGCTGCCCCACCTCCCAGAGGTCGCCGGCAAACTGGATCAGCTCCTCGGTGGTCCGTGGGACCGACCGTCGGGCGTAGTATTTCTCGTGATGTGTGACGACCTCAAAGAGCAGTCTCGCCTCAAACAGCTCCGCGTTTTCGTTGCCCGCCTCGAGTGCCCACTCGACGGATCCGGCCGACACATCTTCACCGTACCACTCGCAGGTCGCGACAAGAGCCTTCGCGTCCTGGCCTGAGATTCGTCGCGGCCGAAGGCGAGGTTTTTTTGCTACGTCCCAGACGATACGGTCTACCTCCACCCCGTTCTGCCCGAGAAGCAATTCATACATCTTGGGCTGGCTGTCGACAGCAAGCTGACGCCAGTAGTTTGCGTTGGGGTCCTCAATGCTGTCGCTGGTTGTCTTGTGGTCAAAGAAGACGACCCC